TGTAAGCGTTTGCAAAGTCCAGGACAATGGATCCATTAACAGGTGGGACGTAATTTGTCCCATCAAAAACGATTGTAACAGGATTCACCTGCGGTATATAGTCTGCCATTATGATAGACCTTTAACAGCGGAAACGAAGTCGTACTTAGCATCGATTGAATCGTAAATAAAACCAATGCGATCGCATACACCACTGGCGGTACTTGGGGAATATCCCGTTAAAGCGGAACCGTACCGAACCGAGCTCGGAAGCGAAACAGTCCTCCCGCCAACTCCGTCCTGTTTCAAACGAACGATACAACCCTGCTCGGGCGTTGCACCTGAAAAGGTAAGTGAAATGTTGCCTGTGAGTGTTAGCACCGCAACATCGTAAATGGACCAATCAATAGTCAGGTTGCCTGAAGCGTTTGCATTTGCATAAACCCGCCTATTCATGTGGTCAGGTTTATTGCTCAAATCGGTATAGCTACCGGTTGAAGCAACGGCAGCTGCATCAGAAATATCTGCAATGCCCAAGACAACTACACCGGTTTTAGCATTCACGGAAATGACAGATCCCCCGCTTGGGAAAAGCAGCTCTGTGAAATCTGTCATTGTGCCCGTGGCACCTGAGTTATGGATATACGTTTTGGTCAGGTCTGTTCTAACAACAACGTCGCCCTCCTGCGTCGTCAATGCGAGTTGTGCCGTTTCGGAATTGACGACAAACGGTTGTGATATTGCAACAAGAGGGATGTGTGCTTTGGGGATAACTCCGTTAGCGTCAAGAGGGGCTACCCCGTTGTTAGCCCCCTTCTGGCTTGGTGGGATTGCGTAAGTTGCAAAGTCCGTAATATCTGTATGGGTTAAAGTGACAACCCCTGTTCTTCCTGCAACAGACGTAACAGCCCCACCACCGCCACCAGCTTGGTCCAAGCGTGCAGGTTCATCGGGATCAATAGCTAGTTGCAAGCCGCGAATACGGCCTGCTAGCATTGTCAAATCACCCCATATTTTCATTACTTGCTCACTTTTACGCGAATTGTATTTGCCGCAGGAGGGGTCACTCCAAAATGCAAAGTGACTGTATTTACCGTCGTTGCATCATTATTGACAGATATTTGGTCCCAAGGTGTTCCAGCTCGTCTGCAAGTCACATGAACATCTCGAGTTCCCAAGTTGTGTGTGACCACAATATCAACATTAGTCCCGTCGCCAACCGTCACTTCGAAGCTATTCATGTCCTGAACCGCGTCGCTCAGGATTTGCATGGTGACTTTCTTGCTTGCCCCCGACTGAACAATTTCAAAAAGGTCCGCTGCTAGAAGGCTCGTTGCTGCAACAAGTCCGGTTATAGTTACGTTTGCCATTCTAATTACTCCACAATACGGGTGTCACCCGATTCAGTTGTACGTGTGTTTGCATCTTCGGTGATGCGTGTTGCCCCATAATAGGTAAATGTCAAACGATGCGTCTGGGACTGAAATGAGGCATACGTATCGCGAACAGACCAAAGTGTGATGTTAATGTCATATTGACCCGTCGGAAGAACTGCGTTATACGAGTTTGCGCTCAATCCGGTAAGACTCAAAAGCGTTGCACCATTGCTCACCCTTGTTATTGTCAGGCTGTACGTTGTACCGGGTTCCGCTGTAACAGCACCGTCGTCAAAATCAATAATAGTTGCAAGCTGTTGTGTTCTGTTCCTTGGAGCCCAGCTAATAAGCATTGACCCATTATCGGAAACATGGGTTGCGGGGTAATACAGATTGTTGATTTTAAACTGTCCGGGTGGATAAGGGCGTATAAATCTGCCTGCCATTGTAATGTTGTCGGCGGTAGCACTTGCAAGAGCAAGTAAGCCTGAACCAGTACGTGTCAAGAGCTTAGCACTTACGTTTTCACCGGTAATATAGTCGTTCTGATCAACTGCTACGTTACCTTCGCAGAAAATAATCTTACTGCCAATGTTGTGCGTTTGTGGGACCGTATCAAGACAACCGCGACCGAGGGTTACGGCAAGTGTAGTTGTGTTGATACTATCAACGCGAACAATCTCATCGTCCCAAATAGCATAAGTGCCCATCGTGATTTGGGATCTGTTACCGCTAAATGACGTTATTGAAATGGTCGTGTCTGTTTTACCATACGCAACGCCAAGACTAGCGTATGGAGAGAAGCCCCCACTTCCGACCATAGCGTAAGTCCCTGCCTGTGCTACCCACATTTCAAAATTGATCGCAAGTGTGTTCGGAGCACCAACGTAGCCCAATAAAATTGCCGAAGTTGTGGTCAATGCAGCAAGGTCGGAAGCGGGTAATGTACGCGCCAAGTCCCAATAGGTTGCCTCATATAGTGCATGGATTGTCGGGGCTTGTGGGGGTACAACAGGATTAACCCATCCCGAAGGTTGTGTTCCAATGTAAGTTGCATTTGGCAGACCAAACACGTCTTCAATTGCATCAATAATAATTTCGCCGCCGGTCATGGTTCCGAGATTTACACCAAGGACGCGCAAAACCATTTCGCTGATGCTCAGTTCCTTCCACGAAAACTTTACGCAGTCGCCAATGCCCGTGGCCCATGCAGAGCGCAACACCTTGAGTTTCACTCGTGCTAGTGGCGTGCTCTTTTGTCGCAGGTCGCGCATAGCCACGCGAGCCGCGTTGGCTGCGGTATCGATACCGGGATAGCTAACAGACTGCGAAACAATGCCTTCTTGGGCTTGGATTGCTGCGAGGTCTTGCACCGTAACCGTATCATCCTTGTCCGTACCTTGCGGTCGGAAAGTGACTACCATTTCATTCACCATCTCAGCATAGCTGGGGCGTTCAAAGCTTTCCAACGTGATTATGTTGTCTTCGTTGTATAGCGGCAGACCTGAAACAGTGTAATTATTCCGAAGCAATTTAAGAGCGAACTTACCCGTATCCGGCTTTGTATAGAACATTCCGTTTATATGTTGAACAACGGTGTAGATGAAGTTCTCAATTGAATCTGTAGATGTCAATTCAAAGGATAGACTTAGTCCTTCGTTATACAGTGCTAGTGCAACTTCACGGAAGGAAACTTCGTCAATTGTATCTGTAGCGTAGCCCATACCCCATTGGGTATTTGTAAGCACCTCATAGATAATGTGGGCTCCGTTTGCACCGCCACTAATTTCTGCGGTTGCTGGATACCAATCTCGCGCCGGGCAACGTTTGACAAGGAACGCCCAGGCTTTTGGATACGGTGACATTGCAGTGAGATAACACTGCCTAAGCACAGCACTCACCACACCCCGGAACGCGGGCATGATTGTGCTAATCTTGGATGTAAGGTAATCATTTTGGGCTTGTGCGGAACCACCCATCATAATATCAACGTAACCCTGAACACCGCCCTCTTTCTTTTCACCCCCAAACAGTTCGGGGCTATCGACATAAATCTGTTGATTGCTGCTGACATTGCCCGTCCAGGCGTCTTTGTCGCCTGCTGTAATTTTGGTGAGCGAGTCAATTGGCCCGTGGCAAAGGACCATATGCATTCCGAGGAAATACTTATAGCCAATGCATACTGATTTACCCTTGCCCATCTTTTTCAGCCTCAGCTATGACGCGCTTTACCATCACGTCGTCGATAGCGCCCAATATGCTGCTATCGATTCCATTTTTAACAAAGTCTTCCCAATCCAAGTTATGCAATTTCGCAAATTGGCGCATGCCTTGGCTGCAATATCCTCTTCCATTTGGGCACAGGACAGCCCTTGCGTGACGCACGTAAATAATCATTTTCCGCTCTTTGCATTAACGGGGTCATACCGCATGTCCCCGTACCAAACAACATTGGGGGACTTCAACAACCTTGTGCCAAACACAACCCCAATACAGCGACCGGGTTCCGCTGTTGGGATATTCATGTCGTCCAAGGACGCTGGAGTTGGTTGTGCAACTTTCGGGGTCATTGCATAGCAAACGACCAGCGAAATAATGAAAATAAGGATGTATTCCCAGCCCACGATTCACCTCAAAATATGCTTGTTCCAATGAATGGATTCTTGCCCGGATAAAAAGGCTGACCGCCGTAATTCACAACATTGCTGAATTTGTCGTTGCAAGTTAGCAGCAAATGATCGCAACCCGGATACATTACCATACTAGCGCCGCCAATAATACCCGAGAAGGGAAGATTTATCTCCAGTTGTTGCCCGGTATGTGACAAAATAAATCGTCGTTGCGTGTCCCCGCTATTCGTCCAGTCAATATAACCGCCTGAAAAATAGCCATCTGGTTTCAGCGCAGCTTCCCCAATATTGATAAGGGTTCCACTGTTGGATAGCAATGTCCCATTGACTAAAAAGTTAGAGCGAATTACGTTACAACCGTTTCCGTAAAGAACGTGAGGGCAGGTTGTTTGATAACGCATGCGCAAAACAGGGCGTCGCAACGAGGTATAGACAGGTTCGCAACGTACTTCACCTTCTGTTTCGGTGAATTTTACATTGATAACACGCCCTAACCACATTGTGATAAATTCCTGCAAACCTTCGTGGTATCGCTTGATGTTCAAGTTGATAACGCTGGTAGGAGGACTCCCGCGAAACTGCGTCAAAAGGTCCGCGTCCTTAGTCATATGAAGGGTAAGGTTACTACGTGCCATCTCCTGCGTCTGTTCAATGGTGCTTCTGGAGATTGGAATGGCTTCATATACTTGCCCGGAAACCGTTTTGTCCTCATCAGCAGACGTATAACGCCACACGTTCCCGCCGCGGAAGAAGGAATATATTTCAATAGGCTGGCCGTCAAATTCGCTGGACTCTCTTGTGCTATATGTCATGGCTTAATTTCCAAAATACGCAACGAGCATTGATTTATGCCGTTGCCAATCCAATCAATTTCAACCCTATCGGTATCCAAACGATGCAAGCCCAGGAAGCAAATCATTCGAACCATGCTTGCGTCAAAGAACATTGGCGAGTCGATAGCTACCTGAATGAGCCCGCCACCTTCGTCCGAGATTCCAGTGACAGCCCTTGGGTGCCACGTACCGTCGTGAAGCAGGATAGCAATGTGGTTATTGATAAGCCCTAAGTTTTTGTAGCTGTCGTCGTAGCACAACAAAGACGAATTGAGTGTGCCTACTTGCTTCAGACGAAGGTTGTCCTCAAATGTTGGGAGCCAATACGGACGGAGGCGTCCCGCTCTACGGTTCAGCCATTTCTTAAACGTCCAGCATTCCGTAGGCCCATCGTTTAAGAAGGAAACACTTCGCGCACGTTTGAAGTTCTTCCAAGGGGCTGAATAATTGATAACCCCTGTTTCGTAATCCACTTCGTTTTGACGGGTTCTGAATTGGTCTGAAAAGGAATCATCATCCCCCATCAAACTTTCTTCCCAATAAATGTCATTTGACAAATACTGCTGGGGGACATCGCTGTCCAATTGCAAATTATCTACAATGGAGTAGTTGATTGCCAAATTTGAAGCATGACCGTTACTGTTCCTTGCCACAATGCCACCCTGCGGCATACCCATCCGAACCGGCATCATTCGGGCTTGCTTATAGGTGCCAACGACAATACGCTTCAAATTGATTTGCGTCGGTGTAATTGTGTCAATTTCAAGTGCTTCGTTATTATCAACGCTATCCCATAGCAGCAGCATACTTCCAGCGCGGTAATCAGCTTTTGTGGTATCGCAAGGGATTACACTAACGCCCGCAGCTAGTGTGCCCACATATTGGGTTTCAGACCAAATACCAACCGCCCAACGCTTCCCAATCCAGCCGCTTATCATATTGACAGCCAACGCGGAATGTGCGTAATCCACAGGGTATTGCGCTTGAATGAACTGACGAGGTGCTTTGCGAAGTCTGATGCGTTGCTCAAGGCCGCTGTTGGTTTCAAGCACGTTAGTCTTCCATTCAAATCCTT